ATGGTCTGAATGCTGAAGCGGAATTAGCAAACATTCTCTCAACTGAGATTCTTGCTGAAATCAACCGCGAAGTTATCAGAACCATCTATAAGGTTGCTGAACAGGGTGCAGTTCAGAATACCGCAACTGCAGGTATCTTCGACCTCGACGTTGACTCCAACGGTCGTTGGTCAGTTGAGAAGTTCAAGGGTCTTCTGTTCCAGATTGAGCGTGATGCAAACGCAATCGCTCAGAGAACAAGAAGAGGAAAGGGTAACATCATCATGTGTTCTGCTGACGTTGCTTCAGCACTAACCATGGCTGGTGTTCTCGACTACACCCCTGCACTCAACGCTAACCTCAACGTTGATGATACTGGCAACACCTTTGCTGGTACTCTGATGGGCAAATTCCGCGTCTATATTGACCCATATGCTGCTAACCTGACCTCAGGTAATGCAACTCCTGGTAACCAGTACTATGTTGTTGGTTATAAGGGTTCTTCACCTTATGACGCAGGTCTCTTCTACTGCCCATATGTTCCTCTCCAAATGGTTCGTGCCGTTGGTGAGCAGACCTTCCAGCCCAAGATTGGATTCAAGACTCGTTATGGTCTTGTTGCTAATCCATTTGCTGAAGGTACTGATCAGGGTCTCGGTAGACTCAACCTCAATAGCAACCGCTACTACAGAAGAGTTGCTGTTAAGAACCTCATGTGATTTAAATCACAGAGATTATCAAGAGGGTTCCGAAAGGGACCCTTTTTATTGCAAGGAGTTGACAGGTGACTAAATCCTACATTATAATCTGATTATCGTCTCATATAAAAACATGAACTCATCTATTATCAGCGGTGGACCTGTTCACAACTATAAGTTTAGAAAACTATCAAGTCGTGGTGGTGGAAGATCTGAATATCCATGGCAATCTACACCTGTTAATGGGTGGTTTTTCAAACCAGTATCGAAGGAAGATCTAGATAAGGATAAAGGTCGTCCAGGATATCCCAAAAATCTTAAAGTCCTTGGCATCAAATATACAACAGAAAAAACTTTCTGCGAAGAAACAAAACAGTATGGTTATCTGTGTACCAGACTGAGGTGATTAAATACCTCCCTTGATGGGAGGTATTTTTTTATCTAAATACTTACAAAAATCATGGCAAGAGCAGGTCAAGTTGAAAATAGAAATTTTCTATCTCCGGTAGGTTTTAAATTTACAATTGATAGGGCACCAAAAGTTGCTTTTTTCTGTAATCAGGCAAATATACCAGATTTGACTTTAGGGGTTGCTATTCAGCCATCATATTTAAAAGACTTAGATACCCCAGGTGATAAAATTGTATTTGGAGATTTAAATCTAACATTTATGGTAGATGAAAATCTTGAAAATTACATGGAAATACAAAATTGGATACGTGGTCTTGGATATCCAGAAAGTCTAAAACAATTTTATGATTTGGAAGCACAATCAAGGTTTGAAACTAAGTACCTTGGTGCATCTCAAAACATATATTCCGATGGAACGCTTCAGATACTAAACAGTAGTATGATACCATCGTTTCAAGTTAGATTTAAAGACTTATTTCCATATACAATTTCAACTTTACCATTTGATGCAACTCAAACCGATATTCAATACTTTACAGCAGATGTAAATTTCAAGTATACTATTTACGATATAACAGATTTAAGTGGCAATCCATTATGAGTATTGATCTTGATAAAATTCAAGAGATGTGGGAAAAAGATTCAAAAATAGATATGGACAATCTCCATAGTGAATCAACAAATATACCAGTTCTTCATGCAAAATATTTTGAACTTTATAATACGGTCTTTCTTCTAAGAAAAAAAGCAGAGCAGCAGAAGAGAAATATTCGCCACGAAAGATATGAATACTATTCTGGAAAGTCTGATCCAGAAGTTTATATAGATAATCCATTTCCTAAAAAGATTCGGGACAAAGATACGATGCAAAAGTATCTTGATGCCGATGAAAAACTTTCTACAGTTTGTTTGAAGATTGATTATTACGATACTATGTTGGTTTATATCGAAAGCATCCTCAAGATGATTCAGAATAGAACATATCAAATCAAAAATGCTATTGAGTTTATGAGATTTAACTCTGGACTAGGGTAAATAAATATCCATAGATGAATGGATATTTGTGATTGATACGACAGCAAACCTTGTAATTTCCAAGTCCAACGAAGTATTTCTCAAAATTAATACGGAACCTCATATTGAATATGAGTTGAGAGACCATTTCAAGTTTGAGGTTCCTAATGCAAAGTTTATGCCCCAGTACCGTGGAAGGAATTGGAATGGGGAAATTCATTTGTATGATATGAGGTCAAAGCAGATCTATGTTGGTCTGTTGGATAAGATTGTTCAGTTTTGTAAAAATTACGGATATACCTACAAGTTCGAAGACAACAAGTTCTATGGCACTCCATATGAGGAGAATGAAGAAATCTCTTATGAGGGTGTCAAGGGTTACATGCATTCCATTTGTGCCCATACTCCCAGGAAGTATCAAATTGAGGGAGTATATGGTGCCCTAAAGCATAATAGAAAACTATTGATAAGCCCCACTGCGAGCGGCAAATCGTTGATGATTTATTCTCTCGTAAGATATTATGTGGATAGAGGCGAAAAAATTCTCTTAGTTGTTCCAACGACATCTCTTGTAGAACAGATGTACAAGGATTTCCTTGATTATGGTTGGGATGCTGACTCATACTGCCACCGTATCTATTCTGGTAGGGAAAAAACGAATGAATATCCAGTAACTATTACTACTTGGCAATCAGTATATAAACTAGAGCGTTCATTCTTTGAAGATTATGGATGCATTATAGGAGATGAAGCACATTTATTCAAGAGCAAATCTCTGATTGAGATTATGACCAAACTTCATCATGCCAAGTACAGATTTGGGTTTACTGGAACTTTAGACGGAACTCAAACACATAAGTGGGTTCTTGAAGGTCTATTTGGACCATCATATAAAGTAACAAGAACTGATGAATTGATGAGACAAGGACATCTTTCTCAACTTGACATTCAATGTATTGTTCTCAAACATCCACCACAAAAGTTTGAAACTTATGAAGATGAGATACAATATTTAATCAGTCACGAACAGAGAAATAAATTTATAACCAATCTCACTTTGGATTTAAAAGGCAATACTCTTGTGCTGTTCAGTAGAGTAGAGGCACATGGGGCAATATTATATGAAATGATAAATAGTAGAAAGCGAGATGAAAGAAAAGTATTCTTTGTCCATGGTGGAGTTGATGCTGAAGAAAGAGAATTAGTCAGAGAAATTACTGAAAAAGAAAACAACGCAGTTATCGTTGCTTCTTATGGAACTTTTTCTACTGGTATCAACATTAAAAATCTCCATAATGTTATCTTCGCCTCACCAAGCAAATCAAGAATCAGAAATCTTCAGAGTATTGGACGAGTTCTTAGAAAAGGAAAAGATAAAGTAAAAGCAACTCTTTATGATATATCAGACGATTGTACGTACAACTCAAGAAAAAATTATACCTTAAACCATCTCATCGAAAGAATTAAAACCTATAATGAAGAAAATTTTAATTATGAAATAATCACAATTCAATTAAAGAAATGATAGAAGAAGATTTCTATGCAACATTAAAATTAAAAACCGGAGAGGAAATATTTGCTAAAATAGCTGCCTCTGAAGAAGAAGATAGGACTATCTTATTGGTAACTAATCCGGTTATAATATCTGAAATCAAAACAAGACAAGGAGTTCTTGGGTATAAATTAGAACCATGGTTGAAGACAACAACAGAAGATATGTTTATAATCAATATCGATGATGTTATAACTATGACTGAATCTTCTGATATTGAAATGATTGTAATGTATCAGTCTTATGTAAGACAATCTTCTGATAATATTGCTGGTAATAAATCAAAAATTAATCGAAGAATGGGATATATTTCTAACGTTAATGATGCTAAAGAGATATTAGAAAAGATCTTTAAGAATAGCTAAACCAATCTTTTCAACCCCGACAAAGGTTATTGTACATGGTTTTGAATACCTTGTCAAGTATTTACATAAGTGGTATAATTTATACATAATAATGATAAAAACTTATGATAACCACAGCAGTCATGGCCAAAAGAAAAAGGTCAGAGCATTATGTCAACAACAAAGAATTTCTTGCTGCTCTAATTAAGTATCGTGAAGATAAGGAAATCGCAGAAATCCAAGGAAAACCAAAACCTCCCATTCCTCGCTACATTGGAGAGTGTTTTCTGAAGATTGCTAATCACCTTTCCTTCAAACCAAACTTTGTGAACTATATGTTTAAAGAGGATATGATTTCTGATGGTATTGAGAATTGTGTTCAATATGTGCATAATTTCAATCCGGAGAAGTCGCAAAATCCTTTCGCATACTTCACTCAAATCATTCACTATGCTTTCCTCCGTCGTATTCAAAGAGAAAAGCGTCAGTTGGAAATTAAAAATAAAATTATTGAAAGGTCTGGGTATTCTGAGGTCTTTACCGACGACAACAATGTTGACGGTGGGAACTATTCCGATTATAATAGTATCAAGGACGGAGTTCACAGCAAACTGCGGTATTGAATGAAATTAGCAATTATTACTGACCAGCATTTTGGAGCAAGAAAAAATTCTAAACTCTTTCATGATTATTTTCTAAAGTTCTATAATAATGTATTTTTCCCAACACTCGAAGAGTATGGGATTACTACTGTTGTAGATATGGGAGATACTTTTGATAGTCGTAAAGGTATTGATTTCTCTGCTCTTTCATGGGCTAAAAATAACTATTATGACCGTCTTCATGAAATGGGAGTGAAAGTTCATACTATTGTTGGTAATCATACTGCTTATTACAAAAATACGAATCATGTAAACGCAGTTGATTTGCTTCTGCGTGAATATGATAATGTTACTGTATATTCTGAACCAACTGAAATGATGTTGGGTCAACTTCCAACACTTTTTATACCTTGGATTAATCAAGAAAATGAAGAAAAAACTCTTAAACTTATTGAAAAGACAACTTGCCCGTGTGCGATGGGGCACCTTGAACTCCAAGGATTTAGAGTTAATAAACAAATCGTCATGGAGCACGGTTTGGAGAGCAAATTATTTGGCAAGTTCTCCCGGGTCTATTCGGGACACTATCACACTCGATCGGATAACGGAACAGTCTTCTATCTAGGAAATCCTTATGAGATGTTCTGGAATGATGTGAATGACACTCGTGGATTTCATATTTTTGATACAGAAACAATAACTCACGAACCTATCAATAATCCTTACAAGTTATTTCATAATATTTACTATGAGGATACAAACTATCAAACTTTTGATACTCGTGAATATGAAAATAAAATTGTAAAAATTATTGTTCGTAAGAAAACAGATACGAAGAAGTTTGAAAAATTTGTTGATAAACTTTATAGTTCTGGAGTTGCTGAACTCAAGATTGTTGAAAATTTTGTAATTCAAGAATCTGAAGACTTTGAAGCCTTCGAATCAGAAGACACTCTTTCTATTCTGAATAGATATATTGAGGAGGCAGAAATTAATCTTGATAAATCAATTGTTCAAAAAATGATACATGAGATATATCAAGAAGCATGTGAATTAGTCTAGTATGTTTATTCTGACAATCAACGGTAGAGAGACTGAAGGTGCATATTCTGTACTTGATGATGAGGGAGAGCACATTTTATATCTTTTTGAAGAAGAAGATGATGCAACTCGTTATGCTATGATGTTAGAAGAAGATGGATATCCAGAAATGCATGTGATTGAAATAGAAGATGATGTAATGCTAAAAACCTGTGAATTGCATGGTTATCAATATACTCTCATTACATCTGATGATATTGTAATTCCTCCCCAATCTGATTATGATTTTATTTAAAACTATTCGCTGGAAAAACTTCTTAAGTACTGGTAATCAATATACTGAAGTTGATTTTACAAAAAACAAAACAAATTTGATCATCGGAACAAATGGAGCAGGTAAGTCAACTGTTCTAGATGCTCTCACTTTTTCTTTGTTTGGAAAACCATTTCGTAAGATTAATAAACCACAACTTATCAATTCTGTGAATGAAAAGGATTGTAAGGTTGAGGTAGAATTTTCTATTGGCAATACTGAGTGGAAAGTTGTTAGGGGGATTAAACCTGCCATTTTTGAAATCTGGAGAAATGATGCTGCTCTGGACCAATCGGCAGCTGCACTTGACCAGCAGAAATGGTTAGAGCAAAATGTTCTTAAAATGAATTATAAGTCTTTTACTCAAATTGTTATTTTGGGTAGCAGCACTTTTGTTCCTTTTATGCAACTTTCTGCTGCACACCGTAGAGAGGTAATTGAAGATTTGCTTGATATTAAAATCTTCTCTTCTATGAATTCTCTTATCAAAGAAAAGATTCGTTCTGTCAAAGAGGAAATTAAAGTTTTTGAACTTAAGAAAGAATCTCTTCTTGATAAAGTCAAGATGCAAGAAGAGTTTATTGAAGAACTCGAAAATCGTGGGAAGGATAATATAAACAACAATAATCAGAAAATTTCTGATTTAGATAAGGAAATAGAGCAATATATTCAGGAAAATGAATCTGTAGAAGAACCACTTAGAGAACTTATTCGTGAGCAAGATGCAATAACTGGATATGCAGAAAAACTTCGTAAGTTGGGAAACCTTAAAGGAAAGATATCACAAAAAGTATCTACAATTACTAAAGAGCACAAGTTCTTTACAGAAAATACGGTATGCCCCACCTGCACACAGTCAATTGATGAAGAGTTCAGAATAAATAGAATTACCGACGCTCAAAATAAAGCAAAAGAGTTGCAATCTGGTTACAAAGAACTAGAGGAGGCAATTAAAGAGGAAGAGGAGCGAGAGCGTCAATTCAATACTCTATCGAAGGAGATTTCAAATCTAACGAATGGCATTTCTCAAAACAATATTAAGATTAATGGATTGCGGAGACAAATCCGAAATCTTGAATCTGAAATTCAAACTCTTACCGAGAACCTTGCAAACAGAAATTCTGAACATGAGAAGTTAGAATCCTTCAATAAAAACTTAAAAACTACATACGACGAACTCGCTTCTAAAAAAGACACAATCAACTACTACGATTTTTCGTATAGTTTACTTAAAGACGGTGGAGTAAAATCCAAAATCATTAAGAAGTACCTACCGCTGATAAATCAGCAAGTTAACCGTTATCTTCAGATGATGGATTTCTACATCAACTTCACACTTGATGAGGAATTTAACGAAACCGTCCAGTCACCTATTCATGAAGATTTCTCTTATGCTTCTTTTAGTGAAGGAGAGAAAATGAGAATTGACCTTGCACTACTCTTTACTTGGAGAGAAGTTGCAAGAATGAAAAACTCAGTTAATACAAATCTTCTGATTATGGATGAGGTGTTTGATTCTTCGCTTGATGGATTTGGAACAGAAGAGTTCCTTAAGATTATTCGTTATGTGATTAAAGATGCTAACATCTTTGTTATCTCTCACAAAAATGGGTTAGAGGATAAATTTGAAAGTGTTATAAAGTTTGAGAAAGTAAAAGGTTTCAGTAGGATGGTATTATGATTGGAATTGTAGGTAATGGATTTGTTGGTAATGCTGTTCATCAAAACTTTAAAGATAAAGTTTCTTGTAAAGTCTATGATGTGGATAGTGCTAGATCATTAAATAGTTTCGAAGAAGTTCTTGAACAAAATTTTATTTTTGTTTGTTTGCCTACTCCGATGAAATCGACGGGAGAGTGCGATCTTTCAATACTGAATAGTTTTTTTGATTCTATTCCGAGTAATGTTGAATCAACATTTATATTAAAGTCTACAGTTCCTGTTGGGACTACTAAAAAATATGCTGAGAAGCATAAAATAATTCATAATCCAGAATTTTTGACTGCACGAAATGCAGTAGAAGATTTCAAAAATTCTGAAAGGAATATTGTTGGTGGGAAAAAAGAACTTTGTGAAAAGTTTGTTGAATTTTTTGAGACTGTATTTCCACACATTCCGAGTATTATAACTACATCTAATGAGAGTGAAACTATTAAGTACTTTTCAAATACTTTCTTAGCTCTAAAGGTTGCATACTTTAATAAAATGTATGACTTTTGTGAGAAGATGGGTATGGATTATTCCGTTGTCTGTAATGGTGTAACTGCAGATAGTAGAATTGGAAAATCTCATTCTAAAGTTCCTGGTATTGATGGTGATCGTGGATTTGGCGGAACCTGCTTTCCTAAAGATCTTAACTCATTAGTAGTTCAAATGGAAGGCGTTGGACTTGACACTGATATGCTAAGATCGGTATGGTCCTACAATACACAAATTCGTCGGGTCATAGATTGGCCTGTTACTTAAATGAACACTCCCAATTGGCAACACCATTCCAAGAAGGAACAGAAACGAAAACTTAAACCACAAGCACTAAGGCAAGCAAAAGCAAGACTTGCCCAGTTCAAAAAGCGTCACATGGGTCGTCCTAAGGGCGACCTTTCGTTGTATGATGGGTACATACGAAACGAATCCGATGCCTGTTCGCCACGAAATCAAATCTCAACTTGCTCGACTGCTTGCTACTGAGGACTTGGTGGTTGAGCATAAGAAAGTTCCTACTGCTTGCTTTAATGTTCATACTCGTGTATTGACTCTACCTCTGTGGGAGAAAGCAAGTGGTATTGTTTATGACCTTCTGGTGGGTCATGAAGTTGGACATGCTCTCTTTACCCCTGATGAGGATTGGACTGATAAAGTAAAAGTTCCTTCTCAGTTTGTGAATGTAGTTGAGGATGCTCGCATCGAGAAACTGATGAAGCGTAAATATGCTGGACTTGCTAAGACCTTTTATAATGGTTATAAAGAACTGAATGAAGATGACTTCTTTCAAATTGAAGAAGAAGATATTTCTACTTTTAATCTTGCCGACAAAGTTAATCTCTATTACAAGATTGGAAACTTTGTAGAAATTCCTTTTGATAATTTTGATGAGATGCCTATCGTCCGTATGATTGGTGAGTGTGAGACTTTCTCTGATGTTCTGATTGCCGCAGAATTTCTCTACAAGTATTGCAAAAAAGAAAAGGAACAACAACAGAAAGTTGCTGACTTTGATTCTCATGAAATGAGTGGAAATT